TATAGTCCAGACCACAAAACGAAAGTGTAGCGAAAGCTATAGTGGTATGAAAATCCTTGCCCTTTTGGGAGTGCCAGTTCGAGTCTGGCCGAGGGCACCAGTTAATGAGTATCTGCCCAATTTTTTCCAACCTTATATTCGGCATCTAAAGGACATCTAAAATTATAATAAATTCCAGCATCTATAATAGATTGTTTAGCTAACTCTCCTACTTCATCAGATAAATTAGACTTACACTGTAACTGTAGCTCATCGTGAATATGAGCAACCATCTTAACGTCATCATTATAATTTTTCTCTTTTAATTTTTTATGTAAAATTACTGTAGCCATCTTCATTAAGATTGCTCCAGCACTTTGTATTAATAAATTTAAACTTGAATGTTCAGACCTTGCTATTAGTTTTCTTTTATCTAAACCAAATAAGTAACCTTGGTTTTTGACTTTAACTAAAACATTATCTTTTAATTTTTTCAAAGCAGGTAATGCTTCAAATAATTTTATTTTAATTCGTCTTCCTTCTTTAGCTGATAACCCAACAACTTCACCAAGCCTACTATCTCCGATACCATAGATTGCACCATATATAACCCTCTTCGCCAAATCTCTTGACGGTAAGCCAATCTGTTTTTGATTGTAGGTGTGAATATCCCCAGTGAGTAATTGCTCTTTAAAACTCCCACCATCGTACGCACCGAGATAATGAGCAAGACAACGAAGTTCAAGACCGCTAGCGTCACAGCCAATAAGAACAGTATCATTAGGAGCAATAAATAAAGACCTACATTCTTTACCATAAGGTACACCAACACTAGGTGTTTGAGCGACATTAGGTTTTTGATGTGTGCAACGACCTGTGTTGGCACCATTTGTAATAACTTGTCCATAAATTTTTCCATTCTGTTCTAACTTTAACCAGGCATTAGTTCCTTCAGCTAACTGTCCAATTCTTTTTTGAATTAAAAAATGTTCTGCTAATACTTTTGCTTCAGGATAATCCAAAGTAGATAAAACGCTTTCATCAACTTTTGGTTTACCATCTGGTGTAAATAATTTTGGTTTCCATCCTTTATTCATTAACCTATCTGCGATGTGGTCTCTTGAATTAGGATTAAAGGTAATCTCTTCATACCTCTTAATTGGAACTCCTTTAGTGTATCCTAGAGTTTTATTATCTCTTTTAGGTACAAAAGTTCCTTTATATTTTTGCCAATTTGGGAAGGTTGAAGCTAGAATTGCTTCCAACTCCAACCTTCTGTTTGCAAGTGAGGTATACAGCTTCTTTGCAGAAGCCACATCGAAATGAAATCCGTGTGCTTCTTGTAGATGAATACATCTAGCAAAGTCGTGCTCTAACTTGATTGCCTCTTTTGAGTAGTTTTGCTTCATAATTAACTTGTATAATTCAAAGTTAACATCCACATCCTTCTCACAATACTTCTGAAGTTCTAATGACCAGGTAGAGAAATCTCCATTTTTAATGAAGTCTCCTTTTCTTAATCCTAATCTATAACCCCAGCTTTCAAGAGAATGTCTACCAGCTAAATTCAGTGGTACTTCTTTCATTTGAAAGTCTAGTTCTTTCCTATTAGTCCATATCAATCGGCTTACTAATAAAGTATCAAATACTTCTCCATCAATAGAATATTCAGGATATAGTTTTTTAATAACTGGCAGGTCATATTTTAAAATATTGTGACCAACTAATAAGTTTGAGTTACTTAAAATGTTAAGACCTTGTTTAATTGTATCTCCATAACAAGAATACAATTTTCCAGTATCTATATCTTTAATAACTATTGAATGAATTTTAGTGACCTCTGATATTAAACCATCGGTTTCAATATCAAATATTACATTCATAGTTTTTGTTTAGTTTATAACCACTACAGATATGTCATCTATCAATGGCAGTTTGTGTGAAATCCTTTGGAATGCTTTAATTAAAATTTGTTTACTCTTTGGATGGTGAACAAATAATAATGGAATTATTCCAGGATGTTTTAATTGAAGATAAAGAATATGAAGTATTCTGTTTAATAAAGAATACACATACAGTTTATCGTTGTCAGATAATTTATTAAAATAATTATCATTAATTAAATAGCTTCTTAAAAATTTTCTAATTGTTTTAGTTAATTGTGGTCTGTTCATCTTCAATGAAATCTCCTTCAGATAATCTTCCAGTATCTTCATCGTAGACAAGTGTAGTTGCTACTCCAGTGTCACCTGTGTAACGATTTTTTAAAACTCTTACTGTCATTAGATTATGATTTTCTTCAGATTGTTGATTACGTTCAAAGCCAATAACTATGTCTGATAATTGAGCTAGAGCGTGTGAGCCTCTTAAGTGACTTAAGGAAGTTAATGCTCCTTCTTCGTGACCTTGTTTAGACTCTATTCTTTTTAAATGACAAACTAAAATTAAACCGAAGTTACATTCTTCAACCAATGTTCTTAACTTGGTCATTGTATAATCAATTAATTTTCTTTCATCACCTTCTAACCCTGACACCACCATATTGATGTGGTCTAAAAAGATGTAATCACAATCACATCCTTTAACTAAATATCTAATTTTAGACATTAAGTTTTCAGAGTCCGTTGAACCAAAGTGTTTATGAAAATAAGTATAAGGTTGAATTTTATCCCAAGAATTTTTTAGAGTTTGTTTATCTAAAGTTTTTCTTACTTCTTCTTCGTGTATTTTTTGGTTTAAATTAATACTCATTAAACCTCTAACACTTCTAGCAACGCTTTCTTCTAAAGCGATGTATCCAATAGTTTTACCTTTAGAAATTAAATTATAAGCAATCTCTCTACATACTTGAGATTTACCTGTGCCACTTCCAGCAGTTAGTAATACTATTTCACCTTTACGAATGCCTTTACATTTTTTGTTAAGTCCATTCCAAATGTATGGTGTGCTTTCTTTACTGTCATCTTGAATTACTAATTCCCAAGTATCAGCACCAGCAATAATTCCTTCTGGAGTATATGGTCTAGCATTCCAAACGTGATGGATAATATCCTGGCCTCTGTTGGACACCAACATTTCGTTGGCATCCTTTAGACGTAACTTGGAGATACGAGCTTTTTTTGGCGAAAACAATTGAGCACATTCTAGTGAAGCTTTGTTACCTGGTTCATCGTTATCAAACATTAGAACTACAGTTTCAAAACTTTCTAACCACTCTAAATTTTTCTTAATATATTTTTTAGCTGATTGAGCACCACTAGGTACAGACACAACTGGCCATTTATTATTCTGAACTTGAGATACTGACATAGCGTCAATCTCTCCTTCAGTAATCGTAATCATTTTCTGATTACCTTTCCACTTATGTTGTCCGAATAAACAGACTTCATCTAAATCACCTAACCAAATAAATTTCTTATTTGGAAATCTTATGTGTTGAGCAACTACTTGATATTTTTCATTATAGTAATTTGCTATCTGAACTACTTCACCATTGTATTGTCCAACTTGATAGTTAAAGAACTTGCAGGTTTCAGAAGTAATTTTTCTTTTTGTTAAATCTTTATACTCACCAGTAATCATATCACTGGCCATAGAAGAATTTACAAATTCAGGTTCAGTAACAGCAGGCTCTCTGTAATTGCAACCAAAGCACCAGGCGTGCCCATCAGAATATCTTCCTAAATTATCTTTAGACTTACATTCTGGACAAGGTTCGTGTCTGATAAATTCGCTTTCATTTTTATTTTCCAGGCTGTTCATCCTCATCCCTTTCATCACCAGGAAGATAATCACCTTCAATCCAAAGCAATTCTGTTTTAGCCCAATCATCTACGTCAAATGATGGACACTGCTTATCTGGATTAAAATGATAATGACCTTTTATTTCTGCTTCAGGATATTTTTCGTGAAGTTCTTCTACTAAAGTTTTTAAACTTGACCATTGGTCTCCTTCAAAATTATCTTCTGCAATAGTATGGTCGTCTTCGGAAACTCCTCCAACCATACAAATACCAACAGAGTTATGATTGTAACCTCGGCAGTGAGAACCAATAGCATCAGTAGGTCTACCATCTTCTATAATTCCATTACGTTTAATTATGAAATGATAGCCACATCCATTCCAACCTTTTTGTCTATGCCATTTATTGATTTCTTCAAAACCAATATCTTGCGAAGGTCTTGTGGCTGAACAGTGTATTATAATGTATTTAGTTTCTTGTCGCATTTTATAATCCTGATTGTTGTTGATGAATTTCTGTAATCCAATCCTCTGGTAAAAACTTTCCAGTTGATTGAATGCAGTGGTATTTAAAACCTTTTAACTCACACCACTTGGCATAAGTTGTTTTAGATTTTTTACCGATTTTGTTTTTGGAATTTGAAAACACAAAACGAATATCCAGGTTTGGATACTGTTGTTTGATTTGCAAATGTTTTCGTCTATCTGAAGTTAAGAATTGTCCTTTAGTTTCAAAGATAATTCTTAAGTTATTATTGGTAGGACAAATGAAGTCAGGTGTATACTTCGATGCCTTTTCAGGCTTGAGGTAAGAAATTTTAAAATCTTCATAGCCAAATTTAATTTTTTTTCTAACAAGAAAATTATTAAATTCTTCCTCAAGCTTTGATTTGAATTTAGAAGTCTGCGCCAGAGGCGATTGCTTCTTCTTGAACTGTTTCATTTTCAGATTTATTTTTAGATGAGCTGTCTCCTTCGACTTTATCAAAGTCGCTTGAGCTTCCTGCTTGAGACCCACCTTCAACTAAATCTTTCACCTGAACAGATTTAAGTCTTAAGGATACGCCAGCACCTAGCATTGGTGTAAACCATAACGATGGTTGATAACTAACTCTTAAGATACTACCACCCCAAATATTTACTTCTTCAGGATTGATAGGATTTAATTCATTATCAAACAATGCTGGTCGTTGTTTAAATGAGTCACCAGTTTTGGTATTTGTACCACTGGCTTTCATTTTAAATTTGAAGATTGTTTTTCCGTCTTCATCTTTAAATGGTAATTGAGCTTTTTTAATATTCTTCTTACCAGTTTTTTCTTGAGCTTCCTTTACGGATTGCTCTGCTAAAGAATTTAACATTTGTTTCATTTCTTCAGCTTGTGTTCCGTCTACTTCTAGGTCAACTTTAAATTCACCTTCAGCTTTAAATCTAACGTCTGCTCGACTTAAGTGAGGATAAATTGCTTTCCCAAAAGGAGAGGTGTATTTTTTTGCTTTTTGCATTTTAAAACCCTCCTAGGTTTTGGTTAAGTTTAATATTGGGTAGCTGGTTAATATAGAACACGCACATATAGTTATTTAACTTTATGCTACCCAACATTGATAAACGGTAGTGTTTATCTATAGTGTCCTGATTGATACGCTGGCGTAACATTATGAACAAAAATATAGACTCTTTAAAACATTAGAAACATCCAGCGTTCCCTTTTCAGGAACAGCAGGAATTTTATCTCTTTTGTCTTTGTGAACTTGTAGATGGATTTCTTTTGCAAAATCTTCCAAAAGATTTGTGTTATGAAATATGTCTACAAAAGCTTCTCTTAAAGAGTTATTCATTTGAACTACATCTGGAGCCAACACACCAAAGCTATCGTGAATACAAGCAAAGTTTTTTATTCCAGATTTATTTGCTTTCACCACAGATTTTTGAAGTAGCGCACCATCCAATGAATGCACATAACAAGAAGCAATAGCGTTAATAGAGTCATCAACACTAATCTTATTACTTTCTACATTAATGGTAGTTTTTCTAACATCATCAACCCAGGAACCTTTGCCTTTGTTGGTATTAGGTCTCCATATCTTTTGACCCATATTTGTATTTATTCTTTTAGCGACCATTTCTGGACACTTCATTTCAACTACAAATCCATTAGGCGTAGTCCAAGTTAATGGAATGTTATTTTCAGCTACTAACTTTGCTATTTGTTGTAGCCACTTCATAGCTGTTTTAGATTTATTAACTACTTTGTCTAAAGCTAACCATACAAATTTAGATAAAAATTGTGTGGCCTCATATAGCGTAGGCACACCTTCCTTTTTATCTCTTTCAGTAGAGAATGGATTATCAATTCCTTCTTCAATATTATCAAGAATACTATCTTTGATATAATCTTTACTTTTGAATTGAGTTAAACCATAGACAATACACATCGTTACTTTTTTTGTTGTGTACCTATCAATCCCATACTCCAGCCACATATCTTTTAAGACACTGTCTGGTTCTGCCATTAATAAATTTAAGGTTTCGTCTGCAACTTCTTTATAAACATCTTGAGGTAATTCCTCTGGTGTTAAGTTTGTAGCTTTACCTCCTCTATCATCAGCTAATAAAGCCGAGAAGATTTGTAATCCTGAATTAGTACAATCAGAATAACAAGGTAAGTGAGTTACAAAATCTGAAGTAGAACCAAACTCTTTAAAATCATTCCATTCAAAACAAAATGCTAAAAATTGAAATGGCTCTGAACAGTTACCCCAAAAGTCATAGTGGTTATGTGGGTCTTTAGCAGTAGCAATTATTTTCTGCTCATTATCTTCAACCCATTTAACTCTATTTTCTAAAGTATCCTTATCAGCTTCACCATAAGAATTAGCACCACATATTGCTAAACGACATAATGCCTGGTCACTTCCTAATTCTTTACCATTAGCAAATAATAATAAGCCTCTAGCTAAATCATTATTTTGAACATTAAAGAATTGAGGTATCGTATAAATTCTTCCTCTCCAATCATATTGGTGTGGAAAAGATATTTTATCATACTTCACATAGTCGTCTGCTATCTTAAATATATTTTCAAATAGTAAGACTTTACTTGTCCTAGTTTCATTAGCATCACAAATGGCTCTTTTAATCCTACTCCATTCTCTTCTAGCTTCTAGGTTTGTAGCTATGTCAAATGGTTTAGGTGGAATTTCTTCCGCAACGCTAGATGGCATCTTGCCAACTGTTAATCCTTTTTCCCAAATACTCTTGGCAACTTGTAGGACTTTTACGTTAATCTTAAAAGGTGTTCTTTGTAACAAATTAATGCATTCAAATACTTCAGGCTGTTCGTGCCTTCTGTTATGCATTTCTTCCAGGTAAGCCCTGGATGCTTTTTTTACAATGTTATAGTGCATTGTTTTCCTCCTCTTGCTTTGGTTGATTGTTTGATGTGTCTTCTCCTAAAGTGGAACCTAATCCTTCAGGCCTTAATTCCTTGATGTAATAGCCACCGTCATAAGGTGTAGTCCAATCTTTTGGAGTAATTATCATAGGCTTACGTTCAGGTTTTAAGATTTCAGCGTGGAATTTTTTCTTTTCAATCCAATCTAAAGTCTTCTTGGTAGCTATGACGTATTTGTAGATTTTACCTTGAGAGTATTTATTACTAAATTCTACAAATCCAGTATGTAGGATAAGTAGTTCTAATAATAATTTACCTACTTTAACTTTCTCTTCTTTTGAAAAGCCATCCCATTCAAGGTTTTGCTTATTCATAGCGTGAGCAAATACCTTACGATTATGCCTGTAGTTTTGCTTCTTACCCTTCTTGAGCCATTCTTTGGTTAGTTGATAAACCTTGGTATTCTGGTCTTTGAAGTAACCTAGTCTAGCCTCATCTTCTATGGCTCCACCTATTTTTAAGATGGCTTTAGTTTGGGCTGACCCAATGGTGATGCTATCTAAAACAGACTTTAAAGTTATGAAGCTTATCGCACTCCAGCGTTCTGGGTTTTTGTTTTCAATGTCCTTAATAGGAATACATTTACTTAATATGATTGCTTCACTAGCAAATTTAGTAGCGTGCCCATCAGTTGCTTTAATGAAATATTCATTAATAGCATTATTCATAGGCTCCAATCCTTCTTGAGCCATTTGTTGACCATAGATAGTAATGGACTCTGAAGTTTCTCTGGGTTTACCTTTTTTGTTATATTTACTTTTGGCCTTGTTGATGCCTTTGTGGAACCTATCTATTCCACTTTTAATCATTCCAAGCTCCAGTTCTTTTTGAGCTTGAATTGCTTCGTGCAAAGTTTGTGGAGTTTCCACTTGCTTTGTTTCT